GGTTCTGAAGAGTTTTTTGTACCATATCGTTCTCCTCTTGATGGAAAGATACATAGATACTTTCCAGACTTCTATGTAAAAGTAAAAACACCAACTGGTTCTAAAAAATGGGTTGTTGAAGTAAAACCTAAAGTACAAACTAGACCACCAAGAATTCCAAAAAGAAAAACTAAAAGATATCTAAATGAAGTTAGAAACTGGGCCATCAATGATGCAAAGTGGAAAAACGCAATAGAGTTTTGTAAAGATAGAAATATGGAATTTATTATCCTAACAGAAGATGAATTGAAGGTATAAATATTACTATGAATAAAGAACGAAATAAAATTATGGCACAAGTTGTCAAAAACTTAGAACAAGTTTATGACCCAGAGATGCCTAGTATTTCTGTTATACATTTAGGTCTGATATATGATATTGAAATATTAGAAAATAATACTGTGGTAAAAATAACACATACTCTTACAAGTGCATTTTGTCCTATGGCAGATGAGATAAATCAAAACATACAAAAGGCTGGTATGGTTGATGGTGTAAAAGAAAGTATTGCAAACTGTACTTTTCAACCACCATTCTCTATGGACATGGTGCCTGAAGAAACTAAAATGGCGATGGGTTGGACATAATGGCTGAAACTTATTTTGACCAAATATCTGCACAAATTAAAACTGGTAAAGAACCATATCAATGGTATCGTAATCGTATTAAAGAACTTGGAACACCGTCAGTACCAGAATTACTGCGTTCTGGTCAACTTGCAAACAGACCTCATGCTGGTTTCCTAAATATGTTTGTGTATTCTCCTAAGTTTGCAAAGACATTACCATATTATGATACTTTTCCATTGATTATGTTTCTTAGAGGTGCAGAGGGTGGTTTTTATGGACTAAATTTTCATTATTTACCATATGCGTTAAGAGCAAGACTTTTAGATGCAGCTGGTCAAAATAGGTTAAGTGTTAAAGCAGTTGAAAAAAGTCCACTTACAAAACCTACTATAAAGAGATATTTGTTTGGATATGTTAGGTCAATGTTTAGAAGAATAGATACAGAGGATAATTTGACTGCAATCATGTTACCAGTTCAGAGATTTAAGAAAGCATCAGAGTCAAGAGTTTGGGGTGACTCAAGGAAGATAATTTAATGGCTAAATTTGATTTCAATAGTTTACTAGGAAGTTCAGTATTCAGTAGTCTTAATTCTTTTTTAAGACATAATGCATCTGATGAGGGTTTTCAAAAAGGTAATCGTTATGAAGTTGTTATAGGATTACCATCTGGTGCATCTGGTGAATCTGCATCTGGAGATATGGGTGCTGGAAAATCTGCAACAAATGTTACTTCAAATTTAGGTTCAGAGGTTGCTAGACGAATATCATTTCGTTGTAGTAGTATATCAATTCCAGATAGAACACTAACTGGTGCAAGAAATACAAACGTATATGGGCCTTCTCATGAGATAGTAAGAGAACAAACATATGGTTCAGTTCAAGCAGTATTTTATCTTGGAACAGATTTAGGTGAGAGATACTTCTTTGAAGAGTGGCAAAAATGCACATTCAATCCAGAAACTTACAATTTAAATTATTACAAAGAGTATGTTGGAAGTGTTGACATCTTTGCATTAAATGAACAAGATGAAAGAACTTTTGGTGTTAGACTAGAGGAAGCATATCCAGATACAGTTGGTGCAGTTGCATTTAGTCATGAAAAAGTATCTTCAGTAAACACAGTTTCAGTAGGATTTAAATATAGGTATTTTAGGAACTTATCGTCTGAGTCGGTTTCAAGTAAACCACCAACAGAAAGTACATTGTCAGACTTAATTAAGAATTCTGTTGCACGACAATTACAGATTAAAGTTCCACAAGTAATAAGGCGATTATTTTAGTATTAGATAGGAGATTATAATATGGCTTTACCACAACTCAATAATCCAACGTATGAGTTGAATTTACCCTCGACTAAACAAAAGATTTCTTACAGACCTTTTTTAGTCAAGGAACAAAAAATATTGATGATGGCACAAGAAACAAACAAATCATCTGACTTAATTAAAGCAACTAGTGATATTGTTAAAACTTGTACCTTTGGTGCGATTAGGAAACCAGAAGATTTACCAACTTATGATATGGAATATCTCTTCTTAAAAATTAGAGGTAAATCAGTAGGTGACAAAGTAACTCTAAATTTGTTATGTCCAGATGATGAAAAAACTAGGGTTATGACTGAAATAGATTTAAATGATGTTAAATTGAAGGGTGAACCTAAAAAAGAAGAGGTAATACAACTGACTGATGATATTGGTATTACATTAACATATCCAAAAGTAAAAGACCTTATGGGTATTGATACAGATGCATCAGCAGTCAAACTTACTTTTGATGTTATCGCATCAACAACAAAAAATATATATGATAAAGATAATGTATATGAGGACTTTACAAAAGAGGAATTATCTGATTTTATCGATTCATTGAACTCTGAACAGTTTGAAAAGATACAACAATTTTATGAGGGAACACCAAAATTATCTCATAAAGTAAAAGTGAAAAATCCCAAGACTGAAGTCGAAAGTGAGATTGAAATAGAAGGACTGCAAAGTTTTTTAGAGTAGCCCTTTCTCATGACAGTCTTGGTAATTATTATCAGACAAACTTTACTATGATGCAACACTTTAATTATAGTTTAGGTGAATTAGATAGTATGATACCGTGGGAAAGGGAAATTTATGTAGGAATGTTAGATAACTACATAAAAGAAGAGAATGAAAGATTGCGAAGAGAGTCAGAAAAGAGGGGATACTGATGAACGCAGAAATCAAAACTGTAGACCCAGAGGTCGCAGCTAAAGATAGAAATGGTGACGGTCACATTTCAAAACAAGAAATGGAGATGGATTTGGAATTTAAAAGAAAAGAACTAGAAGATGCAGATGCTCGTAGAGATGCAATGCGTAAGATGACATGGTTTGCATTGATGGGTATGTTGTTATATCCATTAGGAATTTTAGTTACGTCAATGTTAGGATACGAAGGTACTGCAAAAATTATTGGTGATATTGCACCTACATATTTTGTTGCAATCTCAGCATTAGTTGCAGCTTACTTCGGTGCAAATGCATATGTAGATAAGAAGAAGTAAAATGGCAGATTTAGTCCAAGTAACCAATCAATTAAAAACTCTGAATGAAAAAACAGAAAAACTTACTACTATTATATCAGCAACTAATACAAGCACACAAGAAGCTGCACAAGTAGAGGTACAAACAAATACAGAAGTAGTAAAAAATGATGATGCAGTTATAGACGGACAAAATGAAACAAATGACAAACTTGGATTTTTAGGTAAAACATTTCAAAAAATAAGAAGTTTTTTGCCTGGGAAGGCAGAGAAAAAAGAATCAGACCAAAAACAAGAAAATATTTTTAATAAAATTGGTGGATTTTTAAAAGAAAATACAAAAAACTTTAGAACATTTTTTTCAGACTCAACTAAAAGACTCAAAGATAGTGGACTAATGGCACTTAAAGGACTTGCGATAGGTGGTTTGTTACTTGGTGTTATGGCATTTTTAAATAGTCCATACTTTGATATGTTATTAGATATGTTACCAAAGATTGGTGCAATGTTTGATAATCTTGTAAAAGATGTAAGAACATTTATGGAAAATCCAACTTTTATGGGTTTCCTAAACATATTTGGTAATAATGGATTGTTAATTGGTGGAATTGCAGCTCTGATTGCATTGTTTAATCCATTTGGTATAAGAACAATTCTTACAACTGGTGTGGGTCTTGCTTTCAAAGCATTAGTTGGAATATTTAAAATAGGAAGTCCGTTTGTGAAAGGACTATTTGGTCTAGGGAAGCGTTTTGCTGGCCCAGCGTTATCAAAAGTATTTGAATTTGTAAAACTTGGGTCAACAAAATTATTTGATGGTATTAAAAATATTGGAAGTCGATTAGGTGCAAGGGGAAAAGGTTTAGCAAGTAGAGTTTTTAGTGGTCTATCAAAAGGTATTAGTAGTCTTATGAATGGTATCAATACCGTTGGTAGTAATCTTACAAAAACTGCAAGTAAAATGGGTGCTCTAGGTAATAAAGCAGGAACAAGTATTTTTAGTAAGTTAGGTAGTGTTGTTAAAGGTGGTGGAAAGTTACTTGCTGGTGCTGCTAAGTTTGCTGGCCCAGTTGGTTTATTAATTACTGGTACAATGGCTGCTATAGATGGTGTTACTGCTGGTGTAAAAGAATATAATAAAGAAGGTTCTACTGCAATGTCAGTTGCAAGAGAATCATTAGCTGGTATCGCATCTGGATTAACTTTTGGTTTTGTATCTCAAGAAACAATTTCAAAAGGGTTGACAAAAATTGGTGATAAATTTAATAAATCATATGATGCATTGAAAACAACTTTGAGTAAAGATTTTGAATCATTTGGTAAATCATTCAGTAAAGCAAAAAAAGGATTTATGAAATTCTTTGGATTTGATGATGAAGAAGAAAAAGGTTTAACTGAAGTTGAGAAAAGAAAAAATAAAATACAACAACAAATTGATAGATTAGATGCAATTGCAAAAGGTGGTGTTAATAATCGTGAGATGGCAAAACTCAGACGTATGGGTTTAGATACTACTGGGGTTGGAACATTACAAAGAAGTCAATTTGTTGGTGATGAGATTGCAAAGTTACGAGAACAACTTGCAAACATGAATAACAACATGAAAGAACAAAATACTCAAGGTGGCCCACCTAATATGAACACAGTTACAGATGCAAGTGTAGTTAATAATAATTCTACATCAACAACTGTAATGCCTTTAAGTCATGAAAATAAAGATAGACCTAATGGTACTGGTATGTTAGCATACGAGTAACTATTTCTTCTTTTTCATTGCATTGTTAAGAGAATCTACAATGTCATCAATATTTGGTTCTTTCTGCCATGGGTTGTATTTACATAAAAGATTTCGTGGACATTTGTTTTCCACTACCAATTCATAGGTTTGATTACCACCTCTGTAAATACAAGCAGATACACCACTTTTAGTCTTTACAATTTTTGCAAGTCTACACCTTGTATACTTAGGATTCTCTTTCAATCCTTTTCTTTTTTTCTGTTCGAGTGTATATTGTTTCTTATCACCGTATTTCGGTTCAATCTTACTCTCATAATTTCTTCCCTTTGCATGAGATAATATTGCAAAGGTAAATACTAATATACACCAGACAATCGTGAACACGACTGCCTTTTGCACTTTAGTTAAAACCATGTAGATGGATGTCCTTTAATTTGAACTACAGTATATAGACCAAATACTATTACTCCTGCTATAAGTAATACAAGGAATATTATTCCTATTGCATTTAAGACTTCTTTTTGTCTTTCTTGTTGGTCATATATTGCTTTCTGTCTTTTCTTACGAATGTCTGCCTCTGTTCTAAGAAGTTCTTCCCAAGCAGATGGGCCTCTTGTAAATGAGATGATATTTTTCAATTGTCCTCTCATGTCCTCTGCTTTCTTTTTTGCCATGAATATTTGCATAGCTTCTTCTTCAACTGAACCAGCAGCGAATAATTTTTTGAATAAGGGTGGTTTCTTATTGTATTGCTCAGCCTTATTAATATCTGATACTGCACCCATCCAACGACCTAAATCTTTTGACATGGATTCAACATCACGGCCTACTTCAAAACCTTTTTTGATTGCTGTAAATGCACTTGTAGCTGCACTTATGGCTGCTGCTATTTCTATCATTGACTTCTCCCTCTATAGTATTTATACAACAAAAAAGGTGGGAAACCCCACCTTTTAAGTTTACGAGAGAGATTTTTTTATCTACTCTTTTGCAAGTTTCTGAAAATATGACATGGTATCATCATCATCTTCAGTAGATGTAGTTGGTATAGTAGGTTGAGGTTCTTCCTTAAAAGTAGGTGTTTCCACAACATCTTCATCTACTATTGAAGCTGCACTTGCAGTAATCGTACCAGAAAGTACGTCATCAAGTCTTTTCTTGATTTCATCATAAGACTTGAAGTTTGATGGTGCATGAAAGTCAGCAAGGGGATACTGTTTTTTCCATATATTATCTAATTCACCATCATCATCTGATAGTGGAGACACACTATCAAATTCGGATTTATCATAATTCCAAAATCCGTCTACTTTACGAATCTTCAACTTGAAGTTCGCACCTTCCCAAAAGTCAAATGGATTGATAGGTTTCTCATCTTCAAACTCTGGTTGCATAGCAGCCATAATCTTATCAAAGATTTTCTTACCATATCTGAATAAGAATACCTTACCATTATTCTCTGGGTGTTTTGAATCATTAACAACATAGATATTAGAGTAGTACTCTAACTTTCTCTTTTGTTTCCTTGCAATCTCTTTATCAGACTCAAGTCCAGAGTTCCACAACTGAGAGTTGTGTTCTGATACTGGGTCTTTCTGATTTAAGGTAGTTAATGAATTTTCAATGAACCATTTACCAGTAGGCCCTTGAAATGCGTGTTTCCACACTTTTACCCAAGGAAGTTCTTCACCATCTTTTGCTGGTAAAAAACGAATGACTGCTTGACCAGTTCCAGATTTATCTAGTTCTGGTTTCCACAACCTTTCATCTACATAAGATTTCTTTTCTTGGGGTGCATTTTCTTCTTGAACTGATGCAAGAAGTTTGTCCAAAGTATTGGACTTTCTAAGTGTCGATATAGACATAATTTTCTCCGTATGCTATTGTATGTTAAATTATTTTCACAATATTCATAATATTAAAGTATTTATACACTATTGTAACTCAAAAGTCAAGTCACTCTTAAATATTTCCAACTTGTAGGAAATAATTTTCTGGACTCATCATCAATTTGTTTACAAAGAGATTGTGTTTCCCATTGTGTATCTTCTGCACAACGTAAATTACAAACTCTTGCAAACGCCATCAATGTTCCAGACCAATACCACTCTGTGTATAAGTTTTGTGGTAAAATCATTCTTGCCATCTCTGGTGCAATATTTGCTTTCAACATATTTTGATATGTTTGTTTTATAAACTCCATAGTTGAACCAAGATGGTATTCTATTTCTTCTTCTGATGAACCTTGTTTTTTATTATCTGCTTTCAATCTCCATTTTTCTGGAACATAAAACTCTGGTTCATCATCTACATATCGTCTTGATACTTCATTCCAAACTAAACCTACTTGATGTTTAACTAATTGTCTTGCAACAAAGATTGGAGCCTTTATGTGAAACTGCATACTGCAATGACCAAAAGGACTCCAATGATTGTGTTTTGCGAGGTATTTAATTAGTTTTTCATCTTTGACCTTATCAAACTTTATGTGTTCTTTTTTAAAAGACACACGAGCTGCGTTAACAACCGTAAGGTCTGTTCCCATAACATCTATAACTTTAACTTGCATTGATATATTCTTTTGCCTCAAACTTTGCATCTGAATGATTATTTCTTGTCAAGAACCTTACAATCTTATCATCTTTATAACATAAAACATGATATCTCTCTGGTTTAACAGTTACAGTAATTGATGGTTTACCCTCTTTAGGTACTGTAGTGTATTTTGCTTTTACAACTTTGACAGTTTTACCCACGATTAAATCTCTTCGGTTTTCTATAAGTTGAAATTTCTTTCAACCTTGTATTTAATTCTTTATCCCTCTTGACGAGTTCTGCATTATCATATTCTAACTTACGAATATACTTCTTTTGTTCTTCAACTTTAGCGTTGTAGAAATCTCTTTCTTTCATGATTGAAAGTACTTCAGACTTCATTAGTATGCTCCTTTACAATATTTATTGTTTCTACTTTATACGAACTTTTATCAAAAGTCAAGACAGATTGATAATTTTTTATTAATTTTTTTTGTTCAGGCCAAACGTATTTCTCTGTAATATTTTTATCCCAGTATGGTGTAAATTCCATAAGAGACTCTAGTATACACATAGTTTCTATACTAATTTTCTTTGCGAGGAATTGTTTTAATAACAAAGGATGTTGACCACCATTTACTAAAAATATCTCATCAAGTAATTTAACTTTTCTTAATATCTCTTGTAATTCATTTTTATAATTATATTTAAGACTTTCTATTCTTTTCTTATAGTCCACATAATTTTGTTCATTAAAGTCACCAATCCAACCTTTAGTGTTTACTAAAAAATTAGATATAAAAAATCTTTTGACATTTTCTGATGTAAGATATTTTCGTGCAACTCTACCAAAAAAAGGTCTATCACCTCTTTTTAGAAATGAGTCTACTTTGACGTTTGTCTTTCCATTATATTTTACAAAATCATAGTCACCATTGAAATGTGATTTAAGTGCTATATAGATTTTGTATGCATCATAAGCTTCCATAGTCATCATATAGGTAGTGTTGCAACTTTTGGTAAGAAGTTAAGTTCCCTTGCATTTACCTCTAATTTTTCTTTTAGAGATTTAGTAACCAGAGGTTTGATTTGTTCTGGTTCAATTTTGTTCTTTTCACAATAATCAATGACTGCATCCATATGATTACAACCACTATCTTTAGCAATCTTCTCTATCATAATAGAAAACTTTTTAGGTGTCATTAATTTTTCAAATTCAATGTCCATTATTCGTGTTCTCCACCAACATCATTTTTATCTAATGGAATTCTTTTTCCATTATAATACATATATCTACTTCTACTTGGTGTGTGATAACCATTTGTCTTTTGTTCTAATCTTAAAAAGAAACTTGGTTTATTTTTTGCAGTTTCAAATGTTGCAACAGTAATTACAATTGCAGCTAAAAATAGAACATGAGCAATCATTGAAATACCCATGATAAAGATACTTCCCATGTACATTGAAAAAACAATGCACCACATCCATGCGAGGACTTGAAGAACCATATGTCTTGTATTTGTATCTGGTATATGTCTTAATGGATTAATATCTGCGTTCATTATTCCATTCCAACTATCATAAATAAATTCTCTCATAATATCTCCTATAAAAAAAGTTGGTAGGTTATTCTGTTACTAGGAAACCTACCGAAACCCTATCCAATTACGCAGCTAAGGCGTAATCTTGAGGTGCAAAGTTATCGTTTGCATTTACAGTTTTGACCTATTACGCAGTCAACCGATAATTCTACTCTCATCTCTACATACCAGTCGAACCTATTTCACCCCCATTATGAATACTTGTCGGTGGGCCGCACCGATAAATCCTAAGATGTCTAACCACCCATGTACCAACAAAGGTCTACGAAGGCCTCGTACTGGACAAGTATTCATGGTGGAGGTGATGGGTACTGCCCCCATGTCCTAGTCATGCGTTGAATCGTATCAACAAATTATGTTTTATTTATAACAGATTATTATTCAGTTGTCAAGTTAAGTATCTTTCTATTTGTAAGATGTTCTGACAACAAAACTTCTTTGGATTGTCCGTAATAACGAACTGCATGACTATTCTCTACTAAAGATTGATTTACACTCAACTCACCAACAGATGTTTTCATAAAAAGTTCTCCAAGTATTCTACCAAACTTTCCTTTTGCATCTTTATGTGTTTTAATTGACATTTCACCAGTAGATAACATTTTTGATAAAAAGTCTTTTGCAGCTAAACCATAAACTTTTTCAACTTTATCCCTTGTTCTTGATTCTGGAGTGTCGATACCGTACAACCTTATACGTTGTTTTCGTAACCACACTCCAAAACCCAAATCAATATCGACATCAACTGTATCACCGTCAACAACTTTTACCAAGTTACATTTATACTCAAACACCAGTTTCACTCCCAACAAAAGGTTTATTCCCTAAAACAGATTTTAATCTATCTCTGTCAACACAAGATATTTGTTGTGGTGGTATTTTACCTTCATATTGTTGTATAGCTCTCTCAAATAAACCATATTGGTTTACTTGTACAAAACTAACACACTCATCTTTGGTTTCAAATGCTTCAAATGGTATCCATAGCGGAGTAGTACCGTCAGACTGCCACATCATGATTACTACTATGAACCATTTCATTTTCTTTTTCCCAATCAGTAGTGAAGTCATCTACTGCATCTATTAACATAGGGATATACTTATCTTTCTGTTTAATAAATTCTTGGACAACTCCATCTTCGGTTACAACTAAAATAACAATTTGATTTATTGGTATTCCAGTTCGTTCTTCAAACATTTCTGCATATGCAGACGCTTGAATATAGTAGGACTCATTCCAGTCATCATTTCTTTCTTTTGTAGAAGTTTTGAAATCTATAATGGATGGAACACCGTTGTATTTTGCAATACAATCGACTCTTCCTGCTACCTTATATTTATCAGTATAAAGACTGCACTCTTGTGCAAGAATGTTATTCACTTTTTGCATAAGGAAAGGCTTTATCTGACCAAATAATGTATAAGGTAAAAAGTTCTTTTTATGTTCTTCAAGATTTTGATTGTTCAAAAAATCTTCACATATCTTATGAACTTTTGTACCTCTTATTGCGGCTGTTCTTGCAATGTAATTTGCAACGTCATGACCGACTTTGTTTCTCCATTCTTGTAAACCTTCCATTTTCTTTCTTTGTAAAACGGTGGTTATAGATGGATAAAGTTTACCCTCTGGGGTTTCATAAAATCTTTTACGATTAATATTTTTAGTTTTCAATTCAGTAACTTCAACTGGTTCATGTATAAATGTCATAATGTCCTCTAATGTTGTAAATAAACTCCTGCTAGTCTGAGTGCTTCGATTTCTGTTTCATCTACTCTTCTCAACCAACCTTTTCCAAATGTTGAAAAAGTTTTCAACCTTCTATAATAATTTCTTCGTCTATCAGAATAATCTGTAATTAAATCCTCTGTACTCTTAAATGTGTTAATCCATTCATCTACTTGTCTAAGAGTGTTAGGGCCGATAGCACCATCTGCAACTGCACCAACACATTTCTGTAAAAATCTTGCACCTCTACCAGTACCAGCATTAACACCGAAATCAAATACACATAAATCAACACCAGATGGTAACGAGTCACATTTACATCTATCCCAATAATTCTGTTTGTAAATAGGTGCAACATCACTTACTTTTAAATCTTTCATATCTTTTGTCAAAAGGTCTTGTTCTATACACCAATTTTCATATACTCTTTTAGTTATTCCTTTATTAGTTTCACCGCCTGGGTCTTTTGGATGATTCACATAACCGCCTTCATGATGTAAAATTAAACCTAAACAATGGTCATAATTTTCTTTCATTTACCTTGTCCCCTATATTTTTTAAAACTTTTTCTTTTGTTTTTATTCATTGTGGAAGTAATTGGTTTTCTTCCTAATGAAGTACCTTTTTTAACAGGCTCATGTGCAGTAACACTTCTAAATAATTTAGGCATTATGTTTCAATCCCTTTTTTAGTTTTTGCAATCAAATAACTACGAACTAATCCAGAACGAACAATATCACCAATATTAAATTCAATAGATGAAACCTCTTCCATATCGTTTAATATTTCCATAAAGTGAACCATTCCCTCTTTCTCACCATTTTGTTTCAAATCAGTCTGGAAAAAATCTCCAGAGAATATAATCTTAGAGTCTTGTCCAACACGAGTCATAATTGTATCTAATTCATGAAAGTTCAAGTTCTGACACTCATCAACTATGATAATACAATTATCTAATGTTATACCACGAAGAAATGAAGTTGTCAAGAACATGACTGAACCTTGTGCTTTTAGTCTATCATATAACATACTAAACGCTTGGTCAGATGGTTGTTCAAACATAAACTGTACCATATTCTGATATGGTACTTGGAACAATGCTGTTTTATCTTCTTCATCCCCAGGCAGGAAACCAATCTCTCTTGTAGGAACTGCACTTCTAACAACATATACAGTTTCATAAGGTGTAGATGGGTCTAATACTTCTTGTAGTGCAAGATACAACGAAACAAAAGTTTTACCAGTTCCAGCAGCACCATGCAAAAATAAATTTTGTCCTTTTTTATATTCTGAAAATACTAACTTCTGATTATCAGTAATAGGTTTTACTTTAACCAAATCATCAATTTTTAAATCTTTCTTTTTCATTATAAAACCCCATGTTTCTTTAATACTCTCTTAGTATTTATATCCTTTATTGAACTCTTACCATGTCGTTCTGCAAGGGGTGAGCCTGGGTGAGCTTCTGCAATCCTTGAAAGATTTTCTTTCCAACCAGCATCATTTTTTATTCTATCACCAGTACCACCAACCATATTGAAAGTAGATGGTGTTTGTATGATATCTGCATTATCTTTTAGAAATTGTTCTTTACCACTAATAGTAAAAAACTCTTCCCATTCTTCTCCAGTTTTTTTATTCTTAAAATTATAATTAGGCATTATGTATGATACCTCTGTCTATATTCAGGCCCAGATAATGGATTAGAATCATTTTCACTATTATTTATTTGTAACTTGTTTAGTTTTTCTTGAAGTCTGACCACCATCATTTGCAATTCATGAATTTCAGTTTGCATATCTGCGACAGTTTTTTTCCAAACCTCTTCTTTTGTCATAATTTTCATGCGACTTCTTTCAAGTGTTTTTTCTTGTCTAAGTTTCCATAACATCCAATCATAATATCGTTCTGGCTCTGGGTCTTGAACCAAGTTGGTATCGGTCTGTTTTTCCATGTAGCAAATCTCCTTTTTGCAACTTTGTAGAAGTTACGATATGCTTGAACAGAATCACCCTCAACTTTACATTGTGGAAACTCTTGCATAGCTTGAGGAACTGGTGTTTGAGATTTTGTTTTATTAATATTCATTGGTGGGTTTCTAAGTAACCACCAATAATCCTTTGCACCATGTTCTTTCCCATACCTATATGTATATTCCTTACAAATAAGTTGATAATAAGTAAACATCAACATATAGTTAGATGCACACTCTCTTAACCAAATATTAGTTGGATGATTTACATGACCAGCAAGATAAAGATGTTTATTCATCTTTCTATCTGCAAGTTTCCACCTTTTAATTTTATGACCTCTTGCAGTTTTGTCATAAAACATTTCACCGTCAAGAACTCTATGTGCAGTACACAACATCTGTTTGTACTCTGTAGGCATCTTGACTATGTGTTTATCACAATGATATTTTATTGACTTAAATGGGTCTTTATCTAAGTAAAAAAAGTTCATAATGTTTTTATCCTATTCAATGTTTCATATAGTTTTATTTCATCTGCATAACCGATTACATCATCAGTTATAGGTGTATCATAACATAACTCACCATGAGAATCAAGTACAGCGATTTCATATAATCCTTTATCGTTACCATAAGAACCAGAGTGTTGAACTATGGATGCACCGTATCCATTGTCATATTTAAATAACCATTGGTCACCATCATGTATCTTTTTCTTTTCTTGGAAACCTTCCATGACCATGAACTCATATTTGAACTTTTTCATTTTTCCCACCTATAAAAAATATGGTCTGCAACCTCAACGGTTTTCTTCTTTTGTTTTCTCCAAGCAGGGTACACATAATCTGCATGATAATGTGTTGCACCCTCTGTAAAATCTACAACGTCTAAGTGACCATACACTAAATCTTTTGATATGTCAAGTAATCTACCATAAGTAGTTGGTTCTTTTGGGTCATCACTTTTACCATCACAAAACCAACTAAACTGACATCTATTTCTAATTGGAACTATCTTACCTTTTTCTTTCAACCACCATTTACTTATAGGCCCTTGTTCAATAACTCCACATATAGTGTTGGGAAATCTTTCATCTTTTACACGATTCATTACAACTAATGAAACTGCAAGTTGTCCAGCAAGTCCTTGATTTCTTGCTTCAAAATACATATTCTTTGCAAGACAAGTTGCTTCTGTAAGTCTAAATTTATCAACCTCTGGACTCTCCACAGCGGTTGTTGCAACCATAAATGATACTAATACTTCTTTAATCATTTTACTGTCCACATAGAACCAAATGCATCAAGATATTCTGCATTTGAAGTTTGAAGAGTCACATAATCACCAAAGTAACTGTCGAATACTTTGAGAAGATTTATGTAATTACCACTTTGCATCTCGTCAAGTATTTTACTTGAATCTAAACTTAGGTCTTTTGCAAACGCTTTAGCTTGACCCATGAGAAAAAATGCATTACCTTTTTCTCCATCTATATTGATAATTATCCTATCAGAGTTTGTTTTTTCAATTGTCATATTAACCCCCTAAATTAAAAAACCATAATAATAATGCACCTATAAAAACATAAGGTGCAAGCATCCAACCAAGTCTAACAGCGCCTGTGATTACCATAAACACAATACCAATAATAAAACCTAGTATGATAAGTGGATATAAAATATCCCATGCAAGTTGCCATTCCATTAGACTTTCTCCCAACCGAATGATGCACATTTATATTTTGTGTTTCCAATCAATACAAAATCACCAACACTTGTACTTCTGCAACCTTTATCAAATATTGGAAAAGTTGGAATAACCATATCACCTTTCCACCAAGGTACATCAATTGTGTTTGTTAATTTATATGCAACTTCACATTTTTGAATATCATCTAAATCTTTATCAACTTTAACAAATGCAACTGTCAAAGGGTTCTTTTCAAAAGAACTATGTATAACTGCAACATCCATATATTCTTTAGCATCTCTCATATTTAACTCACTTTCTTTAGATTATTAACTTCTTCATCTTGTAATTGTGACTCAATCATTATTGTGATGTCATTTGCAAGATGAGGCCACTTCTTAACTAAGGTCGAAACAAATGTTTCTCTTTGACCCATATCCATTTGTGCAATAGACTCAACTGTTAAATCTTCTATCTTCATTATATACCTCTCTGTTTTTTATATTCAATTAATAAACTCTCTTGTAACTCATATGCCTCTTTTTCCCAAGGCAGATTGTAATAATCAATACCAATATGTGTTTCACCTTTCCATCTCATTTCAACACCGTTAATATCTTTTAACTCTTTCTTGAAATACTGTTTGACATGAACTAACTCATGTAACACACAAGTAATAAAATCATCACCTTTTTGTCTTTTGTCAATCTCGACACAACAATATTTTGGTTCTTGTTCATAACACCAACCATTGACCTTACCGTCAATATCTAATAAATCAATCTCAATAGTATAAGATTTAAATCTTTTGAAATACTTACTTGAAAACCAATTAACAATATCTTGAACTAATAATTGTTGTTGGTGTTTTCCACCATCAATTTGAACATATTTTTCTGTCATCTTTTTTCTCATTACATATACAATATACCATTGTTTTTAGAACAATGTCAAGTCAATTTTTAAGTCTTTGTTTTTGTTGGATTTTTTTGAGGATAAACAAAAAAAATGGGGGGTCATAACCCCCCAGTTTCCCACGATTCGCATCATGTTATAAATCACCATTTTTGTTCATTACATACATTCCACGAGTCATGAAAGCAATACTCAGCGTTGCATAAAGGAATAATTGAGAGAGAGAGGAGTCTATTCCATCACACCCAGCTGCTAGTACTGCAAACATCATACCGATAACAAAACTAATCATAATATACCTCGAATCAAATTCATTTCACTATTATGTTGTACCATAATTTTTTTATATTGTCAAGTCACTCAGATTTAACTCGTAAAGTTCTCAACAAATCTCTATACTCTCTTATCACCATCAAACAATTTGGAATATCATGTCTATAGTTTACCCAATAAGGTTTATGACTATCTTTCCAAGTATGATTATCTGCACTCATAAGATTTTCAGATAACTTCTTTTCTAACTCAGTAAGTTTTTCTTCGTCATAAAACATTAACTTGCTTTTACATAATCAGAGTTCCAACCAAAAGCTGTCTTTACAACTTCGTGAGATAACCCTTTATATTTTTGATGTAAAATTTTATCTTTTGCATAAACTAAAACTTCTGCTTCATCTCTATGCAAACCCTCTAACATTTGAATATACATATTTTCTTTTTGAGCTCTAGGTGTAACATTGTCTGCACCTTGAATAAAGTGATATAATCTTTTTGCTTCTTGACTCAATAATGTATGTTCAGTTCCATCTGGTGCATCATTAGGTTTGTAAGGAACTGCACCCTCTGGTAATACCCATTTAATTTTTGGGTCGAAAGATGATTTAATTACCATTCTAATTGCTTCACTATCATTTTCTTTCAGAATAGAAATCTTCTGTGCTTTAGTTTTTGCTTTATGCACTTTTGATAATACCTCTGAAATAAGTGGTGTATATGTTTTAATCGCCATTAAAAATCTCCAATATTTTCCATTAAGGATTTAAGTTTATTTCTTATAAAATAATTTAGTAAGTCTTTACGACTACCTATTTTTGTGTTAAGAAAAGTATCAATACAAGCTTGTCTTATATTATCTGGAATATAAGATAAGTCTATGAGTGTTCTATTCCTCTGATAGTTTCTTAACATATTTTCATCACAAAAATCTTCTGGTTGTAATTCTATCCAAGTTTCAAGTTTTCTTTTTGATATAGGTCTTTGTCTTAACTCATCTACAAAAGTATTATCTGGTGATAAAAAGTTTGGAACTCCATCACTTCTATCACCTTTTAAGATATGTTCTTTTATATAAGATTCTGGACACTTACCGTTTACAAATTGTTTTTGAATAGGACTATATTGAGATACAAAATTATACTTTTGTAACTGAATAAAATCCTTGTCACTTGATAGTATCAAAACTTTTTCGTAATTCTTTGGTTCTTTTGCAACATGAAAAACAACAGATGCAATGATATCATCTGCTTCTGCATTTTCTACTTCTAAAACTTTGTATGGGAAATATTCTGTAAGTTCATCACGAATCATATGTAAAGTATCAAAAATTTTATTCCAATCTAACTTTGATTGTTTTCTATCTTTTCGTCTTGAGAATTTGTAATTGGGAAAATATTCTCTTCTCCAATTTACTTTGTTATCATAACAAAGAACTAGTTCTCCATATTCATTTACAAATTTAGTTCTGTAACTTCTCAAAGAATTTAGAACCATATGTCTTACAAAGTCTGGTTCTACATTTTTATTTCCACCAAGTTGTACCATCAAATTTGATAGTGTAACTTGATTCATATCAACTAGTATCATCTTCCTTATCGTTATCTGACTTAGTAACGCCTTGTAGTAAATTAAAATCAACCTTAGTTACAATAGTATTATCTTTATTTACTTGAGTTTGCACTATGTCATCAATGAAATCTTGAATAGGGTGTTTAAATCCAACATCACGATATAACATACCTCTAATCACTTCATTAACAAAACTCATATCACCAACAAATTTTTTACTTTTTATATCAATACCATTTTCACCAAGATTGTGAATCATAGTAACAGTTAAACCCTCTGCAAGATTATCACAGAAATCTAAATCCTCTGCAACTCTACTAGGGTCTACGTTCACTATTTTAGGAACTTTTTTACCTCTAAATTTTTTTGGAAATTTAATGATATTATCGTTCAATATCCTAACTCCTGCCTTCTTTTTTCCATCTTCCTTTGGAATCTACGAGTACCAGCTGCTTTTGCTCTTCTTCGTTTCTCACCTCTTGTGGTGTGATGTGTTCTTTCACGCAGTTCTTGAAAAAGACCCTCTTTCATAAGTTTCTTTTTCAAAATTCTAATTGCACCATTTATATCATTATTACGAACATAAATCTTCATGCTCGGTTCTTTAGCGTTTTTATCACGCCTTTTAAAATTTCTCATAGTTATCCTTTTAATTATTTAGTAGGATAGTATCAGATAATTCTTTATTTGTCAAGTACGTCTAATGCAGTTAAGTATGCATTTTCGTCAAACCCACCTATGTGCCAATCATACTCTTCAGTAGGAACATATCCATCTTTCCAATTGTAAACAGTAAATACAGTTTTATCTTCATCTTTCATCTCAATAGACCATGATGCATTTACTTTTTCATAAGGACTTGCATCATATGAAGTAGGTTCTCCTAATACTTTTACAATCTTATCATAAGTTGTTTTCACAACACCTTGAAAGTGAGTTCCATTTACGTCAATAGAATCACAAGCAATAAAATTTTTAGACATACTTAACATCTCCTTTTCCAATACCAACTAACAACTCAAAAAACAAATCTTCCCATTCGTCTTTCTTTTCTTTGACGTAATCAAATGCATAAACATTATCTTTCGCCCATTTGACAGCATCTTTTGCATTATCAAACTCACCGACTTTACCCATTTTATTGTTTTGGGTATAAACAATATATTTCACAGATTTCATATCTTTTTCTCTTTCATTAATTTTTTTAACTTTTTAATCTTTTTAAGAGCTTGTTTTTCATAAAACAAAGAAGAACTTAAATAGATTGCTCTTTCTAAATCTAACTCAATCATTTCCATTAACTTTTCCATACTCTCTCCTATTAACTAAAGTGGTCAGCAGTTTCAATTGCAAAGATTTCATCTTTTGCAATCTCAACACCCATGTTACCAAACTTTTCTTTGATGGTAGTCATCAAATCTTCTTTTGTCTTGATGTTTGCATCAGCAACAAAATTACCATCTTCATCAAAAAAGTCCCAAACTGTTTCTTGAACATCCATCATAAAGTTTTTTATCTTACTCATATTTTCTCTTTCTCTCTATTGTTACTCTATAGTTATACATTGTTTTGAGAACATTGTCAACCCCCAATAAAAAACCCTTGTAAATCAAGGACTTACAAGGGTGCATATTTTTTAAAGTTTTGCGAATCGGTGCGAATCACCGAATCACTTTTTTTTAATTAAAGGGTTATTAGATTCAAGTATTGGTGTACCGATTCCAATTGGTAATGGTCTTGTTGGTTCAAACTTTGGAAGTAAAGGTAACAATACTAAAAAGTGAAAAAAGTAATAAGCAGTTGCAATCCTACTTAATACAACATATATTCCCTCAGCAGGCATTGCACCAAGATAACCAAGTGCAATACAATCTAAAAATAATATCCAAAAGAATATTTTATATAACGGTCTAAAATTAGAACTTCTGATTGGTTGTCTATCTAACCAAGGTAAAATAAACAAAACCATAATTGCACCAAACATAAAAAGAACACCACCAAGTTTATCTGGTACAGCTCTTAATATTGCATAGAACGGTAAGAAATACCACTCTGGAACAATATGTGGTGGTGTAACCATTGGATTTGCTGGAATATAATTATCTGGATGACCCATGAAGTTTGGAAAGAAAAATACTGCTGCTGAGAATAATGTTAAAAATATTCCAAGTCCAAACAAGTCTTTTATCGTATAATATGGATGAAAAGGTATTGTGTCTTGTTTACCTTTTACATCTATTCCAATAGGATTATTAGAACCAAACCTATGTAATGCAATCAGATGTAATATAACAACACCTACGATTACAAATGGTAATACAAAATGTAAACTAAAGAATCTATTTAATAACGCATTATCAACACTAAATCCACCCCACAACCATGTAACAAATTGTTCTCCAACTAAAGGTATTGCACTAAACAAATTAGTAATAACCGTAGCACCCCAAAAACTCATTTGACCCCAAGGTAAAACGTAACCCATAAATGCAGTTGCCATCATCAGTAATAATATTAGTACACCAAGTATCCACAGAAGTTCTCTTGGTGCTTTATATGAACCATAATATAGTCCACGAAATATGTGAATATATGTTACTATGAAAAAGAAACTTGCACCGTTCATATGAATATATCGAATCAACCACCCATGATTGACATCTCGCATGATTCTTTCTACAGAGTCAAATGCATAGTCAACATGAGCAGTATAATGCATAGAAAGTACTATTCCAGTTATTATCATAATAACTAGAGTAATACCACTCAGACTACCAAAGTTCCACATATAATTAAGGTTCTTTGGTGTCGGATATTCGGTGAGTTCGTGATTGAGAAAACTGAATAAACCAAGTCTATGGTCTATCCAGTTAACTACTGGATTCTTAAATTTTTTCTTAGACATCAGATATACTTATGCACCATGTCCATAAGTATCATAATCCCAATCAGATTTAGACTGTTTTTGTTCACTTATATATTCGTTTTCTTCTTCTGTGTAAGGCCACATGATTATCTCCTAGAATAGTAAACTTTGACCAGTTATAAATCCACCTAAAAATGATAAAGACCAAATCAACATTATATAGTATTTTAACATTTTTATTACTTCTTTCCTAATGAATCTAACTTATCATCATATAGTTTATTTGTCAAGTCATTCATTTTATCTAAATTATAGTTTAACTCTTTGTTTTGAGTTACAGCCATAATCGCTGGTAATTGATGAATTATCTCTCTATTCGCAGATAATTGTCTACTTCTTTGTAATTGAATGATTGTTTTTTGAAACCATAAACTGATTGATTCACATATTTTGCAAGTCTCTACATAGACTGCCGTTGCAACTGACATCTAAATTCTCCTATTTATTAATTTTTGAAAGTGTAAGTTTCCTTACTATTATATTTATATAAGAAATTATGTTTTGATTTGGAATATTATTATTTCCATTTGGGAAACTATTTAGTCATTTTAAAATGGTTTTTAAGTGTAATTTTACTTGGTTTCTTTTTTGACTTTTGAACAATTGACTCTTGTGCTTTTGTTGCTTCTGATTTCATTTTTGCTTCTAATTTTGCTTTTTCATCTTGTTGTTGCCATCTGGTTTTTTCTCTGGTTGATAATTGTGATTGAAATCTTTGTCTAACCTCGTCTGCATTGTTAGTAAAGTTTAACATATATTTTATTGCAATATAACCATCACCTTTGAACATAAGTTTACCATCACGATAAACTGTACCAACACCGTCATTTATTATTATACTACAATTATTGTGATTAAATTTCATCTTTGTGCAGTCCAATAAAATACTCTGCATCAACTAGAACTAATGGTTTATGATTGTTACGTTTCAAAACCACAATCGGTTCATAGTCTTTACTATTTTCGACTGCCTGAGAATATGATTCCCATATGTTTACTTTTTCTTGATTTTTACATTCGATAGAATATGGAAACTTCTCTCTCGCAGCTCTTGCCATAATTAAATCTTCACCACCAGCACCCATTGACCTTGATTCTACATCTTCTGGATGAACTTCTAATTTTTCTATTAGTAAGTCACGAACCCATTGTTGTAATCTTCTACCTTTTGCTTTTGCACTTTGAGTTTTCAATTTTGAACCCACCTTGCATATTCCTTTTCACAATTTTCACAACGACACTTCGGACAGATTAATTCCATCTGTTCTCCATGACATTGTTCATCTTTTAATACTTTATCACAATGAGAATCGTTCCCACATAATTTACATTTCGTCATCTACAACACTCGCACTCACAACCAGTACAAACATCATTTGGACAACTTTCACAATCTTCATTACAATGACAATCACAACCACATTTTATGCATTTACAATCAGTCATAGTCCTCTCCAAAATCTTCGTCTATATATTCTTCATCATTATTTATCTGATTCCCACAAAAAGGACAGTACTCTATTTTATATAGAGAACTATCCATACTGTGTTTTATTTTGAATTCAGAATCACATGACTCGCAGAATATTAGTTTCATATTTCACAACCACCAGCAGCAGTACAAGCAAGTTCTTGTGAACCAATAGTCATATCAGTCTTTTCATAATCACCAAGTTTTGACCAATCCACAATCTTAGGCATTTTATTTAGTAACTCTTTATACATCTTTTCATCACAATCTTGATAAGGTGCTTGTTTATATGAGTGTTCACTAAATGGTAAGAATGATACACCAGACATATAATCAAAGTTGTCATATACCCATGCACCAACTTCTAACCACTCATGTTCTTTTACAGAAATAGTCACAGATGGTTTATGTTCACACCAATGTTTTTGATACACTAACCATAACTCTAATTGTTCTATTGCAGTCATGTCTGTTCTGAAAACAGAGTCTTTATTGACTTTCATTGGAAATGAAAAAACAGAGGTATGATTAGGATTCATTACATCATCTTCAATTGGAAAACCAGCATCTTTCATCATCTTTGTCAATGGGTCTTTCTTATCACCACGAACAGTTCTGATATAATATGGATTATGTCTTGCATGAATACCAGAAGCTGCATCAACAAGTTGAGATACAGTTCCACTTGGTTTAACACAAGTGATTGCAGTTGCACGATTAATACCTAACTTTTTAGACCACTTTTTATTAGTTTCTACTGCAACCTCTCTTAGTTCATCTAATAAGTTTTCTAAACCCTTTTCCTTACCGTTTGTCAAAGAATTATCCATAATACCAGTTAATGAAACACCAAGTAATCTTTCTTCAGAACAATTCTTTTTCCACATATTTGAAACATATTTAAAGTTTGTCAATGTAGATTGAAATGTACCAAGTATAGTTGCAATTCTTACTTTTTCTTTTAGAGTTTCTTTTGAATCTGTTACTCTAATTACTGCCTCTGAAAGATTACAAAACTCTCTATCTCTCAAGATGATTTCAGAACAAGGGTTTGTACCAAACTCATATCCCTCAACAATTCTTCTACCATTTTTAGATGCCATCTTATTTGCAGATTCACGATTGAAGATTCCTCTTTCACCAGACTTAGAATCATAAAGAGATTTCCACTCATCCATGAAGATACCAATATCTGGTTTTTCAGAATAACAAGCAGAATTATTTGCAAGTGCTCGTTGACTATTCTGTTCCCACCATTGACCAGACTTAGCGTGTCTCATTCTGTCATCAGATAGATTAGATAAACTAATCAATGCACTTCTACGAACACCACCAACCACAACAATTTCTGCAATCTTACAGACTATATCATGACACTCTAATGATGTTAATCTACGACCATTTGCATTTTTAAATGTAGTAACCGTAAAGTTAAACAAACTTTCTAGTGGGTCTGGGCCAGATGCACGACCACCAAAAGTTTTAAGTGGAGCTCCTGCTGGTCTTACTTTCGACAAATCCCACTTCGGAATCTGACCGATATACAACATACCAACTAATTCTTTAAATGCTTTCGCCCAACCTAATTTACTATCTGCAACTTGAATAATTGTATCTGACAAATAAAACTCTTCTGCAACAACTGGAAGTTTTGCAGTATATTGTCTTTCTACAGAAAAACCAACACCAGTACCGTTCATCAATACATAAAGGATTTCATCAAAAGCAGCAACTCTATCTACTGCAACATAAGAACAGTTATAACCAGCAATATTTTCTTTTTTCAATGCAGGCCCAGCAGTCATCAAACACCTCATTGAAGGCATCACCCTAATATCTAATATTGCTTCTTCTAACTCATTTCGTGTCTTTTCATCTAAATCATAGTTACACATTTCTTTTAAATGTTCTTTAAAAAAATTGAAGTACCTTGAAACGGTTTCACTCCAATACTCTCTTCTACCCTCATCTGGTAACCATCTAGAGTACCTTGAGAGGTGTATGAACTGTTGGTATTGAGTTGGTAATTGATTTGACAAATTAGACATTTATTTTTCTCCAGTTAGTAAATTTTAACAAGGCCATATTACCTTGATATGTGTTTTTTTCGATTATATTTTTAATCTCTTCTTTTGTTCTTCCAGACATTATCATTTCGTTAATATCTTTTTCTTTTACTTCATCAGGCCATAAGACCATACTATAACCCATTTCAAGAAGATTAGACATACTTTTCAATACATCTGGATTTCTTCTATCATTATCTGGAATGATAGTATAATCTTTAGACAATAACTTAAATTTATTAAATCCCAAAACAGCGACACAATTATCCACGAAAAGTGAATCAATCGGGCCTTCTACTGCAAATTTTGGGATGTTTGGATTAAGTCTATCTCGACCAAAGACGAGTTGCGTGTCCTCATGGACTTTACTTGTTTGATATTTAAGTTTATCATTTTTATTATAAGACCTTCCTTGACACGCAATGAATTTATTATCACTATTATGCAAAGGTATCAGTAACCTTGCAGTATCATTATTAACATCTAGTTTTTTAGGACACCACTCATTTGACCATTTACTGAACGAATCCGTGTGATACAAGAGGTAATGTTTATCAGATGGTATATTTCTATCTAAAACATATTGTCTTGCATAATGATTCAATCCTAATGAGGATATCTTTTTCACTAGTTTAGATTTTAAGGGTGACTCACCCTTTAGATATGGTGCATGAGTAGTAAACTTCTCATATACCACTTGTTCTTTTTCTTTTCCATTATCTAAAAACTTTTCTTTTATATAGTCATCATGCAACTGCGAGTCTAGGTGTTTTAGTAAATTATTTAAATTTGAACCTATACCACAGTTATGACATTTATATATAAGATTCGATTCTTTACGAAATACATATCCACGAGCTTTTGTTTTATTTGTTTTAGAATCACCACAATAAGGACATCTAAAGTTCCAGAGGTAGTCACCTTTCCTCTTGAACTGTTGGAGTCGTGAAGATGCTAATAATAGGTATTTTTGTTCTATATACATGATATGCAGTATATACGAACTATTGGTCTATGTCAAGACCAGATAGGTAATTTTGTGATAATAAATCCTACAACAATTGAACCACCGATAATAACCCAACGCCATTTTTCAAGAACACCAACTCTGTTAGATAATTCTTCACGAATTTTTTGTAATTCGTCAGATATTCTTTTTTCCATATCGTTCATGTGTTTTGTTGTCTTGTCTGAATTAGTAGATATTCTATCGTGTAATTGTTGAATATTCTCTCTAAACTCTTTTTCTTGACCGTCTAACGCTTCTTCTTGTCGCATTAATTTTTCCTCATGGACAGCCATAATAGTGTGTAGAGATGATGATACATCTGCAATCTTTTCAATTGCAGTATCTAGTCTAAGATGAATTTGTTTCATCTCTGTAACATCTCTTTTAAGAAGTTCTATTTCAGTTTCTAATTGTGCCATCTCTACTACTATTTATTTCTTGTCAATAATTTGACGGTCATCTTTATTTGACTTTATTATTTGTCAGTTTTGCCTTTACCACTTAAATATTTTGGAACACTTTCATTTGCATCTCTATGTTTATTCCATGCAACCCAACCACCTATTCGTAACGCCCAGTAAGATAGATAATTTAAAAAATAAAATCCATTGATTTCTATATTAATATCTCTGAATACACCATCCATCCACTTTTGACTTTTCTTTCCAATGGTTTTTCCATCATTGAGTAAAAGTGTTTGATATTTATAACCATAGTCATGTATAAGTCCACCAATTAATAATACACCTACTGGTGATAAAAATTGTGCTAAAAACTTTGGTACACTTGCACCATCAAACTTAAACCCTTTGGGTATTATAAAATCTTTTCCAGCGAAAGAGTAGTGGAAGTCTTTTACCACTTCCCAATGTCTTACACCAAATACCCACAACTTTAATGCACCCCAAAAACCTTTACCTTTTGTTGGTATTCTTATTGGTTTGAGATGTGGATAATCATCATATTTAAAATTAATATTACTACCTTTTTTTCTATCAAATAAATTAATTATAAAACCTATGATAACTAAAAAAATGAATATAGTCATAGGCCAAAACTGTTTTGCTAAACCTAAGATAAATTCCATTATTCTTTCTCCTCTTTTGGTTTTACTGCCTTTTCATAATATATTATTATTTCTTTTTGTTGTTCAATATACCTTCTTAATTCTGCCATGTCAAGTGCGAGGTTTTCATATGATGGAACAGACATTGCATAGAATACAAAATCACCATTTTCTTTTTTAAATTTTTCTTTGAACTGTTCATAATTTTTTTCAGTAACCACATAGAATTTTACTGGGAGCATTTTTACTCCCTTGGGTCTTTGTTTTATTTCTATGACTGGATTTACTATTTTAGTTTGAACAACGATTTCTTTTTCTGGTTTCCAACTACAACTACTTAGACTTACGAGCAGTAATAGACTCCAGAATATCAAGAACTTTCTGTGAAGCATCATTTATCCTTTTTTCTGTTTCCTCTGGTCTGTTAAGACTTGCAGCTGGTAAATCTATCTTACTTAATTTCTTTCTCAATTCATTACCATATACTTCTGCATCTTTTAATTTTGCAGACAATTCATTATTTAATTTCGTTTGTTTTTCATAATTTTCTTTCATCATCTTAATAGTTTCTTGGTTTTGTTTATTTGCAACTTCTAACTTCGCATTGTTATCACGAAGTGTTGCAAGTCTTTGTTGTGTATCATTATAGTAATAATACGCACCATAACCAATACCAGCAAGTAAACCTAAGACTACTATTAATCCATATATTCTTAACATTTAAGTAATTCCTAACCATGCACTAAAACCAAAAACTTCCATAAGCATGAAAGTAAAGAACATAGTTACCATAGCCCACATAATTAATTTACCGTTGAAGTTTGATGCAGCTAATTTAATTGCAAGTATCTCGTTACCAAAAAATCTTAACATCAACTCAAATTCATTGTGGTCATCTTTTACGACCACTCCATTCTTTTTTTCTTCAGTCATTATATTAATCCTAACATATATGCAATACTCATCTCAATCGTTAATAGTGATACAAAACCAAATACTGTGAAAAGAATTGCCATAGGTAAGAATAACAAATCTTTTTTACTTCTTTTTCTACTACAACAACTCATTCAGATTTCCAAATAGTCCAAACACCATATGCAATTGCAAGTCCAGCTGCAATCTTAGCTAGAGGTGCAAGAAATAAAATCATAAGTCCAAGTGCAATTAATACACCACCATCCCATGTAGTTCTTTCTTTCATTCTTGTTTTAATCCAGTTTATCATAATAGTCTCCTATTTGTATTTATCGGATTTTCTCTTACTTCCGTCTTTTCGTTTGATTAGACCCTTTGCTTTTAAATGTGCAATATCAGTAAATCCTGCTTTACCAGATTTATATCTCTTCATTGCATCAGATGTGTTAGGTGCTTTTTCATAGAATTGTTTGAATGTTTTCATCACCCACCACCTTTTGCAATCATGATAGCTGCCATGTAATCATTTGCATCTTTTTGATTACTATAAACTTTTTTAAGTTCTTTTGCGTGTTTACCGCCTGGGGTCTTTACTCTTTTACCTTTAACAAATTTATCTGCATAGACACCCCACCTACCATCAGGCATACGTCTTACATCTTCATATTTAATTACTTTACTTGTAGTCTTGAAATCTGGTTTTCTCATTATGGTTTTATTCGTTACCTCAAAACCATCACCCTTTGTTTTGATAACAACTGGTAGATTTAAGTTTGTTGACATATCTTTCAAAACTGCTTCTATGTCTGGATTGTTTCTTATATTTCTACCTTTATTACGTTGTATCTTTTTGAAGAATCTTTGTAATTCTGAAACTTTAATCTCTGGACTATTTCTGGGGTCATTTAATCTATCAACAAAATGTCTAGTAAATTCAACATCTATATCATACTTTTTTAATATTCTATCTGCAAACTTTTCTAAATCATTTACATCTCTTTGTGTAAAATCTTCATTTCTTTGTTTAGTAATCTTTTTCATTTTATTGATATATGCACGATAAACATCAGCAGGGCCAGTCTTACCCATCACTCTTGCTCTTTGTTCCATTGCAATCGCAGCTTGTATTTTATGTGCATGAGTTTTACCAGAGTTTTCTATTTTCTTAACACTATCTTTTGCATCTTGAACAGTTGCAAATTTTAGACCATGTATCGTACCTTTTGGATTTTCATCTGTGTATAAATCAGAATGACTTGGACTATTTCTATGTTGACCTTTTTTTCTTGCGATACGCTTTGTTACTTTACCAACAAGATTTAATCTCATTGCGTTTAAGTCTGCTACTGGTTTTATGGGATTATAATCAAAGTAATCAGTCATCAGTATACCCTTGCATTTTCATTTACTAAAGTAGGTTTACAAAAAGCAATTACTTTGTATTTTTCTGGAATTTCACCACCATTGTTATCATAACGAAGTACTAACTTTGATGCGAAATAATTACAGTCATTTATATTTTTAAAAAGCATTGGATTACCTCTTTGTTCAACACCACCAAGTACTAAGACCAATATAAATGCGTGAAACATATTATTTAAAGAATATATTTACCAATTTAAGGAATTGTGCCTTTGTACCATTATTAATCATATCTTCAACCTTTTTCTTATTGTCTGGTCTTAACTTATCAAGATTTTGAACAAATGCAGATGCTGTGAATAAGTCAACTTTCATTTGACCATCTTTCATCTTTATTGGCATATTCTGTTTTCTTTTTACTATCTTTTTAAGGATTTCAACATTGTTTTCAAGAAGATATTCATTTCCAAAGGATTCAATATTCTCTTTTACTTTTTCTCTAAAAGTACTATTTCTTTTTGCACGAAGTTGTTCTATTCTTTTGATGAACTCTCTTGCTTCTTTTGTTCTTCCATCATATAAATTTTTCTTTTTCTTCTTTTCTTTATCAATCTTTTTATCAATAGATAAATCAACTCCACCCCCAGCGACAGAATTAGCTGGTGCATCTTCATTTTTGATTCCGAGTTTTTCATCTTCATAGTATTTTCTCATTATGTCGTTAAATTTTAGTGTCATAATTCCAAGTCCTCTAATCCTACTTTTTTGATATCCTCTGCACTAACAAATATTTTAGATTGTGTTGGTGTGTGAATAACTGGAAATATGTCAACTCCTAAAACTGTATCAGCTGGTGCAGTATCTTCAAAAGTTTGCACCTCATCTCCCTCTAATGCATCTGGAGTATCTGCATCTTCCTTATCAAAAGTAATATCATTTGTTAATTTATATATACCTTTCGGTAATGCACCGTCAACTAAATCTACCTCTTCAGATATAGTGTCATCTAATTCATAATTATTTTCTCTAAGATACTTCATGAATTCTTTTTCCCACATTTTAGTGTCAACATCTTCTTTAAAAGTATCTTTTAATAAAAACAATGCAGCTGCATATGTTCCTAACTTTGTTCTTAAACCAGGCACCTTACTAAAAATCTTTTTAATATTAAATACCAGTTTATGAAGAACAGTATATGCATTTCTTTCTGCAATCGTATTTAATTCAGTCGGTCTATTTGTACCTTTCTGTAATATTCGTTTACCATCTTTATCAATAATACCAAGTTTATACGCCTCTTGTTTTTCAAAGGGTGTAACTAGTAACTTGATAAAACGATAAGTTACAAATAAATCAATCGCTCTTCCCATTATAGACTCTCTAAAACCTTTTTAATCTTTGTATCATCATGTATATCTTTCAGTTCATTCTCTGGTAACATATTTAAGAACTGAAGAAATGATTTAAGTTGAGGCCAATACTCTGGTTCTATCTTAAATAGTAACAAAGTAGAAGCCGCATCTGCACCAAATACATTATTTAAAACTATAATATGATTTAACAATAATCTTTCTTTTACAATTCCATCAGATTTATATTTTTTAAGAAGTCTCTTAATATATTTAAATCTTTTCATGTCATCATAAAATTCTTTCTCACCATCACATTGTGGATTATCGTAATGTTTTAACGCAAATAACAATACATTATCATTTGTTATCTTTTCAAACATTAAACGATTTTAGCCATCACCCTATGAGTACCGTTTTCAGTTTTTGAATATACAAAGTTTATTTTTCTACCACTATCTTGTTCGTTCATAAACTCATCAATTGCAGAGTCATCTGCCTTACCAAACTTTCCACCGTTCATAACTAAAGGTAATGAAACTTCATCCTCTTCACCAGTAAATTGTACATCATCAAAATGAAGTCCAACTCTCATAAGTTTTTGTCTTAACTCATTTACTGGTTTTTCTGCAACTAGATATTCTCTATCGTTGATACTACCAACGTAAGCATTAAGTTTTTCTACTACAGAATCATCAGATAAATCTTTTAAATTACCATCTTCGTCAATGATATTATTTGTTCTTTTAATTTCAACAAATTCGTTAAATGATTTAACAGCCATCACTTACACTCCCCTCTATTTCTTCATCAAACCCATCATCTCCATAGATTTCTTGAAGAGGTTTTTTCTTTTCTTTTTTAACCGTTGCAGATTTCTCTACTGGTTCTACTTTTATTTCTCTTGGTTGGTTGACCATAGGTTGACCACCAGCACCATATCTAATTGGTTCTACCATAATAACTCCTTACGAAATTGTAACACCATTTGAAGATGCAACTACCCAATCACTACCAGTATATACTAAGGTTACACTATCTCCGACATCATTCCATACGATTGATGTTGAAACTTGAGAAGAAAGAAGATTACCACCAGCTTGTGTCATTGTTGCATTTCCACCGTCTGTTTTCATAACAATAGTTTTAACTTGTCCAACTGCACCATCAACTAAAGTGATTGCATTTGAACCAGTTGTAACTAAATATGTTATTGGGTGATTTAAACTTACAGCACCAGCACCAGTAAGAGTTTGTGGTGTAATTATATTACCCCTCATTCCTATAATATTCCATTCATTATTATGGAACATCAACGTAGCTGCATCACCCTCTGCACCAAATGTTAATGAATCATATCCATTTCTTGCTGCTGGTGTAAGAGTATATGTTCTTCCATTTGTTGGTTGAGTGGACATAATAACAACTTTAATCTGTCCTTGAGTTCCAGCTGCAAGAGCACCAGTTGCACTACCACTAAAACTTGCACCATTAAGTAATGTTACAGATGCAGTATTATTAACTGCTGTTGAACCAGTAATGGTTTGTGCAGTTCCATCTAATGCAATATATGATGGTATATTTTGAAATAAGTTTGCAATACTAATTTTTTTATTAACTGGTGTACCAGTTGGGTCATCAATCACATGAAGTAAATCTCCAGATGCAATTGCATTACCTAAGTCTGTGAGTGCAGTAATCTTTTTATCTGCCATTTATCTTTCTCCTAAGAACCCTCTTTTTTATTTTCATTCGAGGGAATGCTACTGTCGGTAGTTTCCGACACCACTTTTAAATCTTCAAGGAATAAATCACATTGTTGTATAGCACCACTTATTGCGTGGTGCTGTGCAACTAAATTTACTCTTTCATCATCTAATTTTTTTAGACTATCCTTAACTTTGTCTAAATCACCTTGTAAGGTTTGCTTACGAATATTAATTTCAGTTTCAGTCAATGCTGACATATTATATCTCCATTATTAAAAATTATATAAATTAACTATCTGGTGTTGCGATATCCTCTGCATCACCACTAATACTTGAAGCAGCAACTAGAGTTTCGTAATGAACTCTACCAGCACGACCACCAGTACCTACAGTTTTCTTAACCCAACCAACATGAGCGATTTCACTAATGTTACTATCACCATCTTGACCTAAACCAAGAATTGCAGTAGCAGCAGCAGTTCCACCGATAAATGTATGTGCAGAACCAGCGACTGAACCAGCAGCAAGTGTTATTTTAGTTCCAGCAACTGCGTTTGCATATGTTGAAGCAAGACTAATTTTATTTGCAGTTCCAGATTTGATTAAGAAATATACAGTACCATCTACTAATCCAGTTGGTGCAGTTCCACCACCGTCTGAATATGTAACTGCTTCACCAGTTGAGATTACAGCATACATTGCAGATGGAATAACAATCTCGTCATCAGCAGCAACTAACACAGAACCACTTGCAAGGTTCAAACTTCCAGAACCAGAAGGAGCAGCTACTGTTACAGCTGGTGCAGATTGATAATCAGAACCAACACCAGTAACAGTAATACCAGTTACTTTACCACCAGAGATGGTTGCAGTTGC